CCACTTGTAAAAAACTTTAATCCAATGCCTAATATCTGCATTTGTATTTGTTTTGCAATAATTTGTGCTGCCATATCAAGAAAATGATTTGCCGTGCGTTGAAATAGATTTCTTAATGCTTCTTGTGCTGTCATAGAACCGCTAACTATTCCTCTGAATGATTCAGAGAAAGAATCTCCTAGTGACCTGGATAATGATATTAATTGGTTTAATGGGTCTATTAATTCTTTTAACTCCTCTTTAGGTTCTGATATTTTTCTAGCTAAATCCCTAGCTTCAAGCCTTCTTCTCTCTTCATTTAAATTTCTCAAAGCAGCAGCTTGAGCACTAGCAGTTTGGTCAATCATGTCTTGCTGTAATCCAGCAATAAAGACATTTTTCTTTCCTCCAGCTCCTAATAAGAACTGTCCCATAGAAGATAATGTTGCTCTAAATTTATTCATACCTTTTAAGTTTCCTTTTTTTGCCTCTTCCATTTGTAACTTGAACATTTCTTCAAGAATGAATTTTTGTGCTTCTAAACCACCTGCTGCTAAAACTATATCAACAACTTGATCTGCTCTTCTTTTACCAATTTTTTTTTCAATAAAATCAATATTATTTAATACATCAACTGTCTTTCTAAGATTTTTTAAAGTATTAAATGTGGCTTCATCACCAAAAGTTTTAATTAAATTAATTCTAGCAGCAGCACCAAAAGCTTCAAATGATTGAGCAGCTTTTAATGCTTCTTGTTTTGTAAGACCTAATTCTTTTCCTAACTTTTTAATACTAGCAACAGAAAATTCTGACTCTCCTCCAGTAAGTCTTATTGATTTATTTAATTGATCTATTTGCTTTTGAAAATCTCTACCTTCTTGTATTCTTTGAGCTATTGCAGTACCAGCTATAGACAGACCAAATCCAAATGGACCTCCTAATGCTCCACCAACTGCACCACCAATACCACCACCAGCAGCACCTAAAGCACCTTGACCAAATAGTAATGGAAAACCACCACCAATAAGAGCATTGCTTATAGATCCTTTAATCCTTTGATTCCTAGTGGCTGCAAACATTCCACCTTGAGCAAATTGACTACCAATTATTTGACCTAATCCAGGCCTGTTGGATTGAGCAGTTATTTCATCTGCTCTTTGACTAAATGCTTTAAAACCACTAGCACGACCAGCCACATTGGTTTGATTTAATCTATTTAATCTTCTTCGATCTTGTATTTCTTGTTTTAATGCTTTTTTACGTAATAAAATTAATTTTTTTTCATTTGCTTCTATTTTTTTACTAGCTCTATTTCGTAAATCAATTATTTCTTGTTCAGATTTTTTTCTATTTTTTAAAGTTTGTTTAATCTTAGCTTCAACTGGACTAGTTTGACCTTGCAAAAGAATTTCACTTGCATCTTGTGAAAATTCTCTGAAACCACTTGATGTTGATTGTATTGATTTTCGTTTTCTTTCATTTCTTTGAATAGATTTTAAGACGGGATCAACTGCTAATCCTATTCTTTGAGCTGATTTACTACCTGTTAATAATTGATTTCTAAGTGATATTTCTTTATTAAGTTCTTTTTCTGCTGCTATTAATTGTTTTGCAGCAGTAATTTGTTTAAATGTGCCTGAAGCTACAGCATTAAAATTTGCTTTTGCACTAGATAAAACTGTATTTAGATTTTCAAAACTTTTAACTAATAAATTTTGGTCTTTAGCAGCATTTTTTAAACTTTTATTTAAACCCTCTACCTGTAATTTTGTAGTTCTAACATCTTTACTAAAAGCAGTTAATTTTTTAGCACCTTTTAAAGCAACAGCAATATCTACGTTATAATTAGCCACTTGCTATAAAAATTAAAACATTTTCTCTATATTACCTTCTTTTGCCTCGTAAAGCATTAGTTTTTTGTGCTTGTTCTTGTTGTTTTTTATATTCTTCATTTTCAAGTTCTGCAAAAGCAGCCCAACTTATCATTTCCTCAATAGTCAAAGTATCACATAATTCAGCTACAGTCTTATGCAACATCTTTGCTAATGAAAATATAAACTTCCAATCTTTATTAGCTTTTTAAATCGGCTTTAGCCTCTTCAACCCCCTTGTCAGCACCAGCATTAACCATAGCTAACTGTATTTGTTCAAGGACAGATGCTTCAACTTCTCTTCTTAATGAAGCCTTATCTCCATCTTGAAATAATCTTGCACCATCTTTATCTAATGATTTCTCTATCATCATCTGCAACGCATAGTCATTAACATCATCAGAGTTTGATTTCTTCTGTATTGCTTCTCTTTCTGCAATAGTCAAAGGGTGCCAATAAACAGTGAGGATAATTTCATCATCTTGTTTTACATCATGCTTGTAAAGTTGTGAAACTCCAAACTTGTTTTTGAGAAGATCTACGGCTCGTGTCATTTTAATATATAACTGATATTAGTATACTAGGCATTTGCTGTGAATTGGCAAGATATTAAGCCTAAAAAGTGTGAAGAGTCATCTAATTCTATAGGAGCAGGACCAACAACATCTAATACTCTTGGAGCACAACTGAATGTATCAGTATAGTCAGAAGCATTAACAGAAGTAAGACCATCTATAACGGCTTCTCCTAATGAAGATAAAGTAGCTGGCCCTTTACCTCTTGGAACATAAATATTACATTGAATAACACCAGAATAAAAATCTTGTGAAGCACCTTGAGTTTGAGTCGTGGCCTGTGCAAAATCTACTGACATAATTATATATTTCTTTGTTTTACCAGGTGTTTTATAAATCATATTGTCATAGATCATCTCAACAGTATTATCTGCTGCTGCTACTGCATCTGTTACTGCCTTTTCAAAGGCTGCTCTTGTGTTTACTAAAGTCATAAGTTAGTGTAATCAACAAATACTGATGTAGGATCACTAAACCTACCAATACCAGTTCCTTTAAATCTAACATTTGGATTTTCTTCGCTTCCTCTAACTCCAGTACCAAATGTGGCTACACCAATCTTAGGCTTCTTCTCATTAAATATTTCATTTATTCTTTTACCAATAATATTTTGAACATATATGGGTATTTCACTATTTGGAGAAGCTAATGCTCTAGCGGCATATTGTGACCTATTACCAATAAATACTTTTGAAAACAATTTAAAATCATAATTAATTGTATCTATAAATCTAGGTTCTTCTTTTGCTTGAGGTGATCTAGCACCTCTTCTTGTTGGTTTTATATTACTCCACGGAGCAACTGATTCTCTAGCTTCATCAGGCCTTGGTCTTTGAGTTCCAGCAGTCCAACTAGAAGCAAAAAAGCCAGTATCAACAGGACTATATCTTTGTGATCCCTGATTAGATAAATCCAATAAAGCTGCTCTTATAAATGAATTAAAATCTCGTTGTAAATTACCTGTAAGATCCTTTTCTATATTTTGAATATTTGTACCTTTAGCCATCAGAACCTCACTAATAATGTAAACAGGTATGTCTGTCCACCCTGTCTTGTATCTATATTAGTTATCTGTGCAACCCTTGTAGATCCTGCATAAGTTAATGTAACTTCATCATCAAAACTAGGTTGATTATCTCCTATCAAATCAGGTGTAATATAAACCTTTGCCTCTCTTCTTTCTCTTCCATCATCTTCAGTAGAAATAATAAATTCTACAGGTGCTTTTATATCAGCAAATGTAGTATCGCTTGTCGTATATGCTCCAGTGCTTGTGTTATAACTTCCAGAAGCTTTTCTTGTATAAGTAATAGTTGAATCAAAGGAACTACCAAGATCCGCTACAACCTGTTTTGCAATCTGTTTAAATGCTGAGTCTAACTGTCCTGCCATTATCCTCTCACCACTCTAAGTTGGAAACTGCCAGCACCACCCAACATATAAGCTCCCAAATAACTTTGTAGCCACGGATAAACGTCTAAAATATTATTAACAGAACCAGTGCCCTGACTATCAGTATTGTATTTAACCTGTATATCTCCTAACTTAACTTCACTAAAGTTACCATCCTTACCTGTAGTACCAGTGATCGCATCAGTATCATTTGCTAAAGCTCTTGCAAGTTCAAATTGTGCATATTTAATATTAGGAATAGCAGAACAAGCCAACTCAACTCCATCAACCTGATAATTAGTTCTAGGAAATTTAAGAGCCTGACTTTCATCACATCTATCTCCATAAAATACCAAAGTATCTATCCACCTTGTTGCAGATATTAATGCTCTCTTTTTCTGGTCATCTGTTTTATTAGTCCAAGTTGAAGAATCTGGTGACGTATCGAAATAATCATTAGATTCAGATAAAGTGACATAGCTATTAGCAGTTTCACTTTTTAAGGTTGCATTTATAGTAGCTGCCACGATTAATAATTAATTTTAGTTTTATTGTAGCGTAAAGAAAAAACCCCACCAATATTTGATGAGGTTTCTTTATGACCGAATAATATAATCTTAAATCAAATTAAGATTTAAGTCCATTATCAAGTGGTGAGTTAACAAAGATTTCAACCATAGGAATTTGGTCGATATCATAAGTTGCACCCCAGTTTGAACCTGTGCGAAGTGCAGCATTAGTTGGGTTGTCTGATGCAGAACTCCACTTAGTTCCCATAACGTGATAAGCACTATGGTAATCAACAGACATAACATCTTGCTTAGAAAGAATGTTTCTTTCTGCTTCAATGTTTAGTTCAGACTGATTTCCTTCAAGAATTGTTCCTGACTTCATTAAGTAGCAACGGAACTCCTGACGATTACCAGTAGATGTTGGATCGTTTGTATTAACTTGTGAATCAATGATAACTCTGCAACCAGCAAATTCACCAATGCTTCTCTCGTTAACACCGACACCACCGCCACCCCAAGTTATTGCACCACCAGTTGATAGAGCAGATGTTGAGAATGTAAGTAAGCCTACTTGATATAAGTAGTAAGCAACAGATGGATGAACAATAAGAAGATCAAGTTCATCTCCTCTTTCACCTAACTTAGAACGAGCTTCTGCAACTACAGATGCACTAAGATAGTTTGCTTCAGCAGTAGAACCAGAACCACCTAATTGCTTTTCAAGACGATGAGCATTAAGAGCAGTATGGAATAAACCTGTAAGTGTTTCAAATAAACGAACAGAATTTAATTTATT